CTTCCGGAACAGTAACGTTCGACAAAACATTTGCTGTAGACGAAATAATTGAAGAAGCCTACGAGCGAATTGGCTTACAATCTGTTTCGGGATATCAATTAAAAACAGCAAGACGTTCTTTAAATATATTATTTCAAGAATGGGGTAATAGAGGTTTGCACTACTGGGAAGTAGGCGATACTAATATTGATCTAATTGAAGGACAAGCTGAATATACTTTCTATAGAGCATCAGGAGATGGAACTTCTTCTGTCACTGTTGGTGGCACAAGTGGTTCATCAACTTATGGAATTGCAGACGTCCTGGAAGCAACTTATAGGACAGGAAGAACTGAAACCACACAAGCAGATTCTGCCCTTACAAAAACAGACAGAGCAACTTATTCTGGGTTAGCTAATAAATTATCTAAAGGAACTCCTTCTAGATATTTTGTTCAAAGGTTCGTGGACAAAACAACAATACATTTATATCCAACACCTGATTCAACAGCAGCTTCGAAAGATGTTCACATCTTTTTTGTAAAGAGAATTCAAGACGCTGATTCAACTTATACAGACGCAACCGATGTACCTTATCGTTTTGTACCTTGTATGGCATCAGGATTATCATTTTATTTAGCACAGAAATATGCACCCCAAAGAGTGCAAGAATTAAAATTATTATATGAAGACGAGTTAGCAAGAGCTTTGTCAGAAGATGGATCTTCGACAAGTACTTATATAACTCCAAAGAACTATTATCCGAGTACTTAACTATGGCATTTGCAAGAGGAAAATACGCTAAAGCAATATCAGACCGATCCGGTATGGAATTTCCGTACTCTGAAATGATTAAAGAATGGAATGGTATGTTAGTTCATAAATCAGAATATGAAGCAAAACATCCACAACTTGAACCAAGAGGATTTGGTGCTGAAGGTCATGGTTTATCTAATGCAAAACCTGCAAGAACAGAATCAGATACACTAGCTATTTTAGGTCCTGATCCTTTTTCAACAATTGCTTCAGGATCATCTTATATTAATGTTTATGAAAGAAGTCATGGTAGAGATACCAGTGATACGGTAAGATTTAGAGGTCCCATGTGGACTAGTTCAGATCCTGATGGTTTTCAAAATCCAATTACCTTTGATGGTATTAGTGGATCCAACATTGCAAAATCTGCAGGGTATTCAATCACGGTTGGAAAAAGAGATTCCAGTGGAGATGTGACTGCAACAGACGATTACTACTACTTTACTGTGGACACTAACACTGCTACAAGTGGAGGAGTATCAGGAGGAGGAAATAATTGTACGGCTGGGCCGGCAACTTTAGAAGATTAAGATGGCAGGATTTACTTATTCAACATTAACAACCGCAATTCAGAATTATACTGAAGTTGGAACTGGTGTATTATCCAGTACCATTACAGATCAATTTATTGATAATTCAGAACTTAGAATACAAAGAGAAATTCCTATTGATGCGGATCGAAAAGAAGTTATAGGCAATTTAGTGGCTTCTAATGATAGTGTTCACGCTCCTGCTGGAACTTTATTTGTCAGAGATCTTCAAGTTTATACGTCAACGACGGCTGCGACGGGTGCGAATAGTTTCTTGATCAAGAAGGATATTAGCTATTTAAGAGAATACGATGCGGCTGAAACGACAACAGGAACACCTAAATATTATGCAATGTCTGGCGGAGCCACAGGAGCTGGAGCAACAACTTCAGGAAAAATTACGATTGTGCCTACCCCTTCATCAGCTTTTATGTATAAATTACATTATAATGCGAGACCTCTAGGATTAAGCTCAGCAAATACGACAACTTATTTAAGCTTAAATTTTGGAAATGGACTTTTATATGCTTGCTTGGTAGAAGCATTTAGCTATTTAAAAGGCCCAATGGATATGCTACAACTATACGAAAAGAAGTACCAAACGGAAGTACAGAAGTTTGGAGGAGAACAATTAGGTCGAAGAAGACGCGACGATTATACAGATGGAGAACCACGTATACCCGTTCCGGCTCAGACACCGTAAGGATATAAAATATGGCAACACTAACAGTCAAAGTAATCGAAGAAATAACATTAAACAATAACAGCTATAATAGTGAGCGATCATTAGATATTTCTAGTGTTGATGAAATTGTTAAAAGAATCGTTACGATTTCAACAACAGAAACGGGGTTGTTAGGTTTTGCTACCGCGTCTTCAACAGATTTATCAAAAAGTTATCTAGCAGGTCAGTTCGATGAAGACGATGTTAGATACATTAGAATTACAAATTTAGATTCAAGCAACCACCTTACATTAATTTTTAGAGACGAAGACAGTACAGAGTTTGCTATTAAAGTTGATGCAGGTCACTCGTTCATTTATCCAGGTGATAATAGCGGTGGCGTGATTGATACCATGCATGCAGCAGGTTCTGCAATTACTGTATCTTTAAATGATTTGGTTGATATTACAGCACAAGCAGATACATCTTCTGTAGATGTAGAGGTATTTGTAGGAAGCGCATAGGATAAAATATGGCATCAAGTTTTACAGGTCTTGGTACAGAGTTAATGACAACCGGCGAAAATGCCGGTACATGGGGAACAACTACCAATACCAATTTACAAATTATAGAACAAATTTCTGGCGGTTATACCGCCCAATCAATAGCAGGTTCAGCTCAGACAACAACGTTATCTGTTTCTGATGGATCAACTGGTGCAGTTCTTGCACATAGAGTTATAGAATTTACAGGAACCATTACTGGAAACCAGATTGTAACCATTCCTTTAGATGTTCAACAATTATATGTTGTTAAAAATGGCACATCAGGTGCCTACACAGTTCAATTCAAATATGTTTCTGGATCAGGGTCCAGTGTTACTTTTGCAGCAACAGATAAAGGAACGAAACTTCTTTATGCAGCTGCTGATCATGCTTCCAATCCAAATATTGTTGATACAGGTCTTGGATCTACCGGAGCCTATGACTTAGATGGAAATGAACTAACTCTTGACGCTGATTCCGATACAAGCATTACCGCAAGTACCGATGATCAGATTGATATTGAAATTGCGGGTGCAGATGATTTTACATTTACCGCGAATGCTTTTAATGTATTAACAGGATCACATGCAACGTTTGCTGATAGTGCGAATGCCAAGTTTGGTACGGGCAATGATATGCTGGTCTATCATGATGGATCAAATTCATATATCACTAATGCTACAGGAGCTTTAAAATTAGCGACTGAAACTTCTGGAATAGCTATTACTCTTGGACATTCAACTTCAGAAGTAACTGTTGCGGATAATCTTACAGTCACAGGAACATTAACAGGTACACTAGCTACAGCTGCACAAGGTAGTGTCACAAGCTTAGGCACGCTTACAACTTTAACGATTGATAATATTATCGCTAACGGTACAACAATCGGACATACAAGTGATACGGATCTAATGACACTTGCAGATGGTGTGTTAACAGTTGCAGGAGAATTAGATGCAACCACTTTAGATATATCGGGCAACGCAGATATAGATGGAACTACAAATTTAGACGCTGTTGATATTGACGGCGCCGTACAATTGGATGCTACACTTACTGTTGGTGCAGACGATCAGGGATATGATATAAAATTTTTTGGTGACACAGCAAGTGCTTACATGTTGTGGGATACATCAGCAGATGATTTAGTACTAGCAGGTGCAGCAGGAATAGACCTTGCAGGTGATATTGATGTTGATGGTACAGCTAACTTAGACGCTGTGGATATTGATGGTGCTGTTCAAATAGATAATACGGTAACTGTTGGTGTTGATGGGACAGGATACGATGTTAAATTCTTTGGTGATACTTCTGGAGCTTATATGCTTTGGGACGAGTCCACAGATGATCTTGTATTAGCAGGCGCAGCAAAATTATATTTATATGATGCAGCTGGCGGTGAATATCTATCCTCTTCAGGATCAGCTTTAACAATTGCTTCAGGTTCTGCAGCATGGGAATTACCAGCAGCAGATGGTTCAGATG